GAGGAAGGTAGCGAGATAGAGGCAGGCACTTTACTGGGCGGAAGATTGCGGAGGGTTGACGTTACCGGCACTGAAGTCGATAACGAAATATTTATAATGGACTGGGTAATTGAGTACACAATCAATACCCCGGTGAGTTCGTGGTAAATTATGGGACTGGCAGACGTAGTACAAAAAGCAGCCAAGACAGCGTTCAAAGTGATCGGGAATATTCCGTTGACCTGTACTTTTACGTCAAAAGGGACGGCCACTTATGTACCTGCGACCGGGGCATATACGTCAACGGATACCGATTATACCGGACTTTCGATACTCTTTGAGGATTTTACAGCGGAAGAAATAACAGCTTCCGGGGGAGCGATTCTATCCACAGATCAAAAGGCGTCAATTCCGAATCTGAACTTGACGCCGACCCCGAAGATAAAGGATATTATCACAGATTCAAACAGTCAGAAGTGGGCGGTGGAAGGTGTGAATATAGATGCGGCAAGAGCAATGTGGATTTTTCAAACACGAAGGACAGCATGAGAGTTGACTTTAACACAAAGAAATTAGCCAAAAAAGTAAAATATAGCGGTTCTGCTTTTGTGCGGAAGGTTGTCCTGGATGGGATGCGGCAATTAATAAGGCAATCACCAGTAGACACAGGCCGCTTTAAAGCAAATTGGAATACGAGCATTTCAAATATATCAGAAGGAACAACAGAAAGCACAAAATCAAATTTTTCAAAACAATCTAAGGGGATTTCTACCTATAAATTAGGACAAACTATGTTTCTTCATAATAATTTACAATACGCAATTCCACTTGAATATGGCACATCGGAACAGGCCCCGAAAGGTTGGATCAGGAATACCGCTAACACAATGCAGAAAAAATTCAACGAGATTCGGGGGCTTTTATGAATTTTGTACAGGAACGCATTGACATAGAATCCAGACTTGCCACTGGGTGGACAACAACAGCGATTGCTTGGGATAATATCCCGTATGTTCCCACTCCTGGAACATCGTTTGTCCGGTGTACAATTCTTCCTGGCGATGTGTCGGCTATGGAATTCGGCCGGGATGCAGAGTGTGATTATTCGGGTATCATTGATATCGGCATATTCGTACCACAGGAAACCGGGAGCGCAACAGCAAGAGGATACGCGGATACGCTTCATGCCCTCTTTCATTTGGTCGAATTTGGAACGATAGATTGTGCCGAGGGAAGCATACAAAACTTAGGGATCGAGGACGGTTGGTATCATATAGTGGTGACAATCTCGTTTTCAAGACGAGAATAACGGAATAAGAAAGGAGCCGTTACAATGAGGTTCGATGATTGGTGGGAAACAGAAGGATCGGTGATGGAAGAAACAAAATGTATGCCTAGGGATATCGCACATGCGGCATGGTTTATGGCGAAGATCCCAAAGAGGAATAAACGAAAAGAGATAGGGCGAGATAGGGCGAGGATAAATGATGGAATACACAGAAGAGATTTGCGATAAATGCCACCAGCCGATCCAGATAGAAGTTAACTTACTGGAAAAACTTCTGGAAGCAGGTGAGCCGGTTCTGTGCCCCGATTGTCAAGAGGTTGATGAACCTGAACAACTGAGGATAACTTATAGGGTTATTCCCCTGGACGATTTACCTTGCGAGATTCAGAAAGATATTTTCAATACCCTGGGCGCCGAGGGTTGGGAGTTAATTTCAGTAACCAATTTTGCTTACTTTAGAAAGGATTTATGATGATATCGATAATAATACCAGTTCACAATCAAGTGGAAATGACACGGGAATGTATAGGCGCGATTCGTGAAAATACGAATGATTATGAAATTGTAATTGTTGATAATGGGTCAGAGATGAAAGAACAATATAAGGAGTATATGGAGGTGTTGTACATGGAAAAGGTGGTTTCTACATATGCGCCATATCAAGAAGGGCGTGTTGTTCGCAACGAAGAAAATCTAGGCTTCCCTGCCGCTGTCAATCAAGGAATCCGAGCAGCGAAGGGAGACACCATCATTATCCTAAACAATGACGTCTTCGTGACCCCAAGATGGGCGGAGATATTGCAGGAGCGACTATCTGACGGCCTTGATATGGTAGGTGCTGTAACCAATCAGATATCAGGGCCGCAACAAGTGTTGATTGACCAATATGAAGACGTGGCAACGCTTAATATTGCCGCTGAGAGTCGCCAAAAAGAAAAGAAGGGGCAATGGTACCCATGGCATAGACTGGTTTTTTTCTGTGTAGCGATAAAAAAAGAAGTCATCAAAAAGATCGGGTTATTGGATGAAATCTACACGCCCGGTAATTATGAAGATGACGACTATTGCATGAGGGCCATAGAATCAGGTTTCAAACTGGGGGTTGCTGAGGATTGTTATGTGCATCACGTAGGGAGCGTAACGCATCAAGCGTTAGGGTTGAATTATCAGGAATTAACACTTAAAAATCGTAAAGTCTTCAACGAAAAATGGGGAGACAAATACGAAGAAATGGTTAAGAAAAATAATGAAGCTTAATTTAGGTTGCGGATTCAATCACATGGAGGGTTACAAAAATATTGACAGCCGGGCAGAAGTAAACCCGGATATTGTGCTTGATGTTTGCAAGGGCTTCCCTTACGGCGACAATACTGTTGACGAAGTACGGGCCTTTGATTTTCTTGAGCATATCCCAATCGGTAAAACGGTTGAGGTGATCGAGGGAATATGGAGAATCCTGAAACCGGGGGGCATCTTTGAAAGTTTTACCCCTTCAACAGACGGCCGGGGAACATTTCAAGACCCTACGCATTTGAGCTTTTGGAATGAAAACTCATGGCTGTATTATTCCCATCCAGCATATAGAAGGTTGTACGGAACGAAGGCAAACTTTGACATAAAACACTGTCAAAACGTAACTTCAGAAGGAAGGATTGTCCATACGCATGTTATAGCAAAAAAGATGACAAACGATATAAAGATTGCAGTGATTTCCGCGAACCTGGGCGGGATCGATCCGGATTATAGTTCTGAGCACGTAAAACAGAGGTTGCCGGAGAACGTAAAACTAGATTTCTTCAACTTCACTGACAAAACATATCCAGTTCGTGGCAAGGTAATGAGTCCGAGATTACAGGCGAAAATTCCAAGAATGATGGGATGGAAATTAAAGCCTGGGTATGATTATTATGTCTGGCTGGATTCAGCAATAACGCTAAAACATGAGACTTCTATCGTGTGGCTTTTGAACCAATGTGCAGATATTGCACTTTTCAAACATCCATTTTTGGACTGCATAAGAGACGAGGTAGGTTTTATCATCCAGGAAATGAGCACAAACAACGGCTACCTGATAGATCGGTATCAATATGAACCGCTGGCGGAACAGTTGGAAACGTACTCAAAAGACCCTGACTTTGTGGATGATAAAAACTTTGCGGCCGGAGTCTTTATGTATCGAAACACGCCTGAAACTCAAAAGTTTATGACTACTTGGCTGATGCACTGCCTTTTGTACAGCATCAACGATCAAGTTTCATTCCCTTACGTGATGTTAAAGCATAAATGCGAAGTGAACGGGATTGAAGGCGATATTTACGATAATAACTTTTTTGAATATCACCACAGGGAGTTGAAAGATGCTTAATAAATGGAATCAGTGGTATAGGAATCTTTCCAAAGAACCAACCGAAGGACTTTACGGCGGACCTTCAACTTATGTACTGGGCGCCGAATTTCTAGAGGACTGCAATACCGTTGAGGATTGGGGGACTGGAACGGGGGCATTTAAACTTTACCGGGAAAATGCAATCGGAATTGATGGAAGCGATACTCCGCATGCAGATAAAAAGGTTGATTTGACTGAATATGAAAGCTGTTGTGATGGGATCTTCATGAGGCATGTTCTTGAGCATAACGCTGAGTGGAAAAAAATCGTTAAAAATGCATTGAAAAGTGCCCATAAAAAGGTGTGTATAGTTTTCGACACTCCATTGAACGAGGGCGCAACAGTAGACATTGTGGAAATATCGACGTGTAACAAAAAGCATGGGGTAGACGTTAAAACGTATTCCCTGGGCAAAGAATTCAGGAAAGCACTCAAGGGTCATAAGGTTAAAAAGATAATGTGCGGCACCGAAACAATATTTTACGTAACGAAAGGAAATCATGAAGATAAGCAACTTTAAATTATGCATCGGTTTTCCGTGTTCATGGAGTCATGTGCCTTTCCCGTTCTTTCAATCTTTCATTCATATGGAGCGGCCTACCTTCACCCCTATCGTAGCATGTAATGGGCCGATAGATGGACTGAGAAATAATATAGTTCAACACGCTATGGCAATCGGTGCCTCTCATTTAATTATGATGGATTTGGACCAGACATACCCAATGGATACAATTCCTAAACTTCTAAGGCATAAACTGCCGGTAGTAGGGTGTATGGTACATAGACGTTATCCGCCTTTTGACCCACTCATGCTGAGAGGTGAAATAAACTCGTATTATGATGTTTCAGACTGGGAAGAAGATGAACTGGTGGAAGTGGACGCAACAGGGACCGGGTGCTTGATGGTTGATATGAGAGTGTTTCACGAAATGCCAGCACCGTGGTTCAAATTCAGGCCGAATCCCGACCCCGAAAGATCGGGAGTNGTNGGGGAAGATATAGGCTTTTGCTCAGATTTGAGAAATGCAGGATATAAAATAGTAGTGGACACGTCAATAAGATGTGGTCATTTATCAACGATGGAAATAACAAGAGAAACGCATTTGTTGTATAAGGCTTTGAAAAAAAAGCAGGAGGTGCACAATGGGAACTAAATCAGGCAGGATAGCAAAAGTAGTGATAGGGACATACAAGGTTGCTGGGCTGGGGACGTGGAGCTATGGCGGGTTCTCTCGGGAAATAATTGAAGAGGATTCGTGGGATCTCGACATCAAGAAGAAACATTTTGGCGTGGGCGATGCTGGGGAGCTGACTTTCGGTGGCCTGTATAGCGGAGNCGACACTAAGGGGCAAGAACTGTTGGATTCGGCATGTCTTAACTCAAGCGCTTTCACGGGCGGGGTTCTCAAATATTACATTGACAATACATCATACTGGACTGTGGATACTGGATATACGATTCTCATATCGAAGTGCCAGGCAATCACCATGGAAAAATCAGCAATGGGCACAGTAGAGTTTACCGCCGTTCCTTCTGGCGGGCATATGATTTTAATCTAAGAAAGGAAACGAGATGAAAGGAACCGCATTTAATTTAAAAGAAGATTTGGGAGACTGGTTTGATTTTTTCGAGTCGAGCATTGACATAAAAACCGGGAAAATTACATATGACGATCCTATTCCAGAGACGGGCAAGGCACGGTTCAGGTCTTCCGCTCAATTTGTCCGTGATAAGATTGCAAAGAGAGCGAAAGAATCTGAATATGTGTTAAATACGGCTTCCAGAGCAATGGAAAGGAACACATATTACAAAGATATGACTCCCGAAGAAGAGCAAAAAGAGCGGGATGATGCGATCGATCATTCCATAACCGGGTTGAAGGATTTTTACGACATGGAAGGTAATCCAATCGAGTGCACCAGGGAGAACAAACTTCTGTTGATCCTCGCTCCGGTGTTTGACAGGTTTATGGCGCGATGTTTGGAACTTCAGCTTAACGCGAAAACTGCACGCGTCAAGGTGGCTGAAAAAAACTCAAAGACACCATAGAGTGGAACGATGCTTACTCACATATCGGGATAACGAGGCAAGAAGCGTGTGAAGAATGCAGAAACAATATCTATGGTAAAAGAGATCCACCGGAAGAGCCGCCTTGCGAAACGTGCAGGCCAGAGTTCATTGAGGAAAACCAGGATGCGGTAAAATATTCTACCTGACCAGGGGCCAATTAATCGAGAGTTTCAATGGTCCGATAGACATAAATCAAATAGCAGTGCATAAAAACATGGAACTGTATGAGATTGAAAATAGGCGAGAATGTTTCGAGAAGGTTTTGACAATGGCTAACTTTTGGATCAGCAAGCTGAGGGAAAATAATGGCGACTAAAGCCGGCGGGGCCTATATTGAGATTCGAGGAGAAGACAGACGTCTCCAGGGTGATCTTGATGGAGCGCACAGGAAAATTGATCGTTCTGCAAATCAAATGCAGACCAGCGTATCAAAAGCATTTAAGGTTATGAGCGTGGCGGCGCTGGCCGCGGGGACTGTTGCCGTTTACCAAATCCAAAAG